GTTTTAAAGACCCGATTTCATTCCTATGATCCGCAAGAGTTACTTCTACTTCTGTTTCATTCATATTTCCCTCCAAATATTTATTGCAAAATAAAAAGACCATTATGGTCCTGCTCTGATCTCCATGCCATTCAACTCCATTATTGACCTATCATCTTTTGCACTGCCTCTTTCCATCTTTTTGGTACATCCTCAATTGTGATCGTTCCATCTTTTATTTTCATAACATAAAACAACACCATTATGCTTCACCTCCTATCATCCCTGCCATCTCCATAATTGCTCCATCCCGTACACTTTGTCCTTTCTCCAAAATATCCAGTCTCTTTTCCTCTTCTGTTTTTTCACGGATTGCGAATGTTGCCTCCACTTTTTCATTCACAACATTAACCTGAAATAATGGATATTCTAATCTCATGTCGGTGTAATTTCCAGTTATATTTTCCTCTGACTTAAATTGTACTGCATCCAGATTTCCCTCTTTTAAAATAGCAGATGCAATCGGGTCTAAATCTTTAAATTGCTCTACGACAGCCGTAATAGCATTAAGGCTTGCTCCTTCTTTAATTGTAATCTCTGTTTTGTCTGTTAAAATCATTTTATCCATACTGTTTTAGTCTCCTTTTCTTTTTATTTCTACTTCCACTTACCTGCTACATATACATCAATGTATGTAGCCTTTTGCTTATCTGATCCAAGTTGAACAATATATCCATCAATAGCCTGTTTACTCACACTTACGGATGGGCGCGCCGCCCAAACTATACCGTTATTCATCGCACTTGTTTGGATATTTAACACTTCTGTTGCTGTTATTCCAAATGCTAAATTCGTATATTTTGCGTGATATAATCCTGTTGTTCCAATCTGAACGAATGAAAAGTCTTGATTCTTAATAGTTACCTTCCCAAATGATTCAAAAAAACCATTTTCATATTTCTTTATGTATCCATTTGTAAATTTAACCATTTCAAAATTTGTTTTGCTCTTTAGCTCACTAATTTTCTCGTCCAACGCCTTCCCCTGCCTTGCATCTAGTGCATACCCTGCAACTGTAGTAGTCAGGTTGCTTATCACCTTCGATGTATCCAATTTTTGTGCTAATGCGTCTTTAATTGGTTTCACACCATTTTTATAAAACCGATTCAGAAGGTTTGTTGTGATTACCTTCATATATCCCCACCTCCCCTCTACGCAAATGTTCCTGCGATTATTTTATCAATATCGGATTCTGTTGCTTCTTCTACAGTTGTCCCTGTTGGCGGTGACTGCCACGTTCCATCACCCCTCAAAAACTTATCCTGTGACCCTACTCCCGGTGCTGGCACTAGTCCTGCCTTTCCTGCCACAGATTGTGTTGCCCCAGTCATATTGGAGTATGTTGTATTGTTATCATTTCCCCATACTGCGGTACCATCAGCAGACCACTTTAAAAACTGCCCAGCAGATCCACCTGCCGGAATATGCTTATTCCCGGACGTTGTTGGATGCGTATAAGCATTTGCACCTGACGCGATTCCTGCTAGTTTTTGTTTTTCTGCTGCGGTGTAGTCATTCGACGACAGCCCTTTCCCACTTTCTTTCTTTACAAACTTCTCTGTGATTTTTCCCGAAAACTTCGTTGCAAACGAAGTTAAGTTTTCTAATGTTATGTATTTCATTTTTTCCTTACCTCCTTAAATAACTGGTCAATGATATCCTGTATTTCCTGTTCCGTAGCATCCATTTCTTCCTCACTTTCCGTATAGGTTCCTCCTATGATCGCATCGATGTCTTCTTTCGTACCTGTTTCAAAAATGCTGCCCTGCTCATCTTCATCCACATAAGTCCCCTCAATGATCCTGTCAATATCCACATCTGTTGCCACATGATACAGGTCTTTTAAGAGTTGCTGAATCTCCAATAACAATTTTCCGTTTTCTGTGGAATCAAGTATATCCTTGATATTCTTAAATTCCTCGGTAATTTTCTGTATTGTAGCCTGCACAGCTGTTACGACTTCTGAAGTCTTTGCCTTTGCATCGTCTCCTTGGGTCTTCGCATAATTTCCTCCCTTTATTGCGTAGGCTGCTGCTTCATTTGCATTATTGATAGCTTTTTCCGTATCTTTAATTACCTTCTGTATTTTTAGAAAATATTCATCTAGTACTGTTGATTCATTTTCTGATTCCGGTCCGAAGCCGGACAAATCTCTCTCTACTTCTAATACAAACTCATATGAGGATACACTACTTTCCGCTTCTATAAATTCTAGTTGGCAGGCTACCAAACCTTGTTCTGCTAGTAATTGATTCGTTAAATCAATTGTCACAACATTACCCTTAATGTTGCAATTGTTATATACCATTTTTCCACTAGGTTTCATAGCCCAAATTCTCGCTTTAATTTCACTTGTAAGCTTACAATCCGTAACGGTACATTCAAGTTTTCTCCCTGTGTCATTTTGTATCACCGGAATTTTTTTTCGTAACGTCTTGTGTAGTAATTCAATATTGATTCTGCTTATTGCATTCAACATCGCCCCTCCTTATCCTGGTATCCATCTGACTAACGATACTCCTTTGCTTTGTTCCGGATATCGCAAGACATATGTCCAAGGGAAGTTGTAGTACCCATGTACCCATATTTCTTTCCCTGTCTGGTCTCCGCTTGCGCCTCCTGTAATGCCGCCAAATTCATTTTGGCTTGCTTCGACAAGTTGTCCATTTCCAATATGCATTGCTGTATGATTTCCTGGCTTCAGCAAAATGTCTCCTCGCTGCATTCCGCTTCCATTTGAACGATTCACCTGACTTGTCACGTCTATGAATCCTGCTTTTGTAAATACACTGTACATAGTTCCTGTTGCCGGTGTATATCCCGGTCTAGTATTTAATCCCGCATTATGATATGCCCACGACAACAAAGAAGAGCAGTCGTAGTTAGGCCCATCTCGACTGCCCTGATCATATCCGTGACTATTGTCATTTGCAATTCCAATAGCCCAATTTACTGCTGTTTCTATTACTGACATTCATCTCTCCCTCTCTAAAAAGTACTGCCTGATGCTGTTCTCCCCCCAACAAGGATTCCACTTTTGAACTGCAGATAACTTCCATCACTGAATTCTGCTGTTCCTGTTTTTCCCCCGCTGATAGAAATATTATCAGCACTTAACGACAAAAATTCTCCACCACCGATTGAACAAGAACCTTTGCCATTGTCATTAACCAACATAATATTCCCATTCTCCGAAAGAGTTAATCTAGGTGGGTTACTGCCTACTAACACATCTATCGTAATTCCACCATTGATGTACGAAATTGCACCCGTTACTTTTCCCGCTTTGTTTTTGATATATATATAACCGTTTTCTACAATGACAGAGCTTCCATCCGATGTGTTTTTACTCTCAAATCTTCCGCTTGCACTAAACCCTTTACTATCCCATCTGCCAATTTCATTTCCAGACGCATCCTGAATAGTCATCCTCCCATTCTGATTATTATATCCGCCGAGGGTAAGTGTGCCACCGTAGATTCTGTCTGCTAGCATCGTTCCCGCCACTATATAATCTGCAAAAAATCCTTTCCCAGTTCCAAACGTAGTCCAATTCCAATCTCTTCCATCTGCCGTTCTTTCTCTGGCAATTTGGAATCCCATTGTTCCTAAGCACATCGCTCCAAACGTCTCGGAATCAGGATCTAAGTCTTCAAATAACATCGCCCTTACATTTTGCTTTTTTGCAATTGTCGATTGCGCTCGCATCTGTGTTTTAACTGCATCCAATATCCCTTGTACTTGTGTGGCCACTACCGTTCCATCTCCACGAATAGCACCTTCTACACGATTAATCATACCGGAAACATCATTAAAATAGTTATACTGGAAACTTCCTAACACAACAGATGTTACCTTCTGTCTAATTGAATCATATTCCAGTTCAATTACCCTTGCATCTGTTACGATTTCAAGATTGCTATTCCTGCAATGTATTGTATCTCCTAGGCTCACATCTTCCAATATCACATAGTCTTTGTACTGCTCTGTATTTTTTAATAAAATCATGTCAGCTTCAATTGTAACTACTGGCTTGTCCAATCCGGAATCGAATTGTTCTTTGCATTTTTTTATCAATGCATCATCTAATTCTTCTTGATTATTGCAAATAATAATCCCTTCTGTATCATTTTCTCCCTGAATGTCAGAAATCATTTTTACATCCTCGAATGACATCGTTACGCTTTTTACAACGGGGTACTTCCCTATCAGATCACTATCTATATATCCTGTTCCTGACAATTTATGTCCATTAAACGCTTTGGGATAGATACGTGTTGCAACAGCATTTACATCAATCTCCTCAGATAAACCATCAACAGAAATATTCTTTCCATATCTAAGTTCTACTCCGTTATCTATTCCTATCCGATCATTAATAACTACTGTAAAATTATCAAATAAGATTTCTCCTCCCCAACGATTTACAAAACTATTGTCTTGATTCCCATTAATCGCCTCAATCAGATTCATGTACTCATAATACGCCGTTGATAGTATTGTTATATTTGACTTTCCTGTATATTTGTTATTCGGTGATGTCATAATATCCAAAGCCTGTTGTCCATTCTTTTTCGTCGGTCTTATGTCTGTCAAAAAGCAATCATCCTTCGCATCAAAAAAAATCGGTTCAAGAGTTGCAGCAACTCCCGAATCCGACTTGCGTTTCTTCTTTATCCGAAAAAGCTGTTCACCATTAAAAGAAGGCATCTTTACAACTGCATTTTCCTTTATATATCTCCAACGTTCTTCTTTGTCAATCGGATGTTCAATTTCAGTTTCCCACGCACCATTCATCACAACGTGAACAGTTGCTTTCGAGGGTATCAGAGTCATATCTCCATTACATTCAAAACTCTTATTTTCCGCTTTGTATAATTGTATCATTATAAACACCTCCAGTTCGGAATCACCGTTATCTTAAAACCTTTTGACGCACGGATTATATTTTCTCCTTCTACCAAGTACATATCTTCATATTCCCCTGTAATGGATGTGTTTATTAGCGTTCCATCTTCACGATACGCTAACATTCTATCCGTATCAATCGTCATATTCTGCCCGACATTTACAGTTATTACTTTTCCATTTACGGTTATGCTACAAGTGCCCTCTCCGGCAATTTTATATATTGGATGAGCCACCTCATAAGGATTATATATTAGTTCTTCTACATTATATTCTCGTATTCCATCCAAAAGATATGTATACGGATCACATAAAAATAATGCTTTAAATGTCCACCCCACTTTCGCAACTCTTCCTATATCATCAATAGATACATTTTTAACTTTAAAGAAAACACTTGCATCGTCTGAAAACACAAGCACATTCGCACCACTGAGTAACCATTTTTTTATCTTACGGTATTTCATTCCCCCTTCTTCTGGATCTGCTATAAAATTCATTTTGATAGGAATTTCGATATCTTCATATTCTCCATCTGCCTCAATCAAATCTCCACTTCTCCCCGGAATAGAAATTGATTTGTATCTTTTTTTTGGTGTCGGAATATGCGGACGTTCTGAAATCTTAACTTCAAGTGAATCAGCTGCAATTCCTCCATACTCAATATCAAACATATTTTCCTCCTCTTGCCGATGTATATCTTTTTTGCATATTTGAAATGCCATTTGATGCGGTCTTTACAATATACCCTTTAAATTGCTCATTCCCCACCATCACCGTCACATCGTTGTTTACATTTACAGATTGATTGGCTGCATAAGCAATTTGAGGATTCATAGATAAACCTCTACTTAAATCTCCACTCATCGTCTTCGATACTGCGCTCACTGCTTTTTCCAACACAGGCATATTGCTATATATTCCTTTCGCCAAACCATTCATCATATCCGGCATCCATGTTTCGTACTCCCTGAGCGGTCCTTCATCTGGTCTTGAAAAATGCAAAAATGAGCGAATTTTTTTTGCCACGCCTTCTACTGCATCTGTGACTTTAGATATCATCGACTTAATTCCATCGATCAATCCTTGTATAAAATCTTTCCCCCATTCCAATGCTTTTCCTGGCAAGGATGTTATAAAGTCTATTGCAGACTGGAAGCCGTTTTTTACAACTTCCCCCAAGTTGCTTAAGATATTTTTGATTCCAGATACCAGATTCTTAAAAGTATTTATTGCGGATTCTTTTAGATTATTTGCTGTGTTTACAACAAAGCTCTTTATGCTCTCCCACACTTGTGATGCTGTTTGTTTAATGTTGTTCCAAATTTGGCTTATTACATCCCGAAAGCCCTGTAGCAAAATTTGAGCCCTTGTTACCAACCCATCCACTAAAGATGCTACTACCTCTTTAATTCCAGACCATATCTGGTTTGCAGCCTCCTTAATATTGTTCCAGATATTTTGTGCGTCTAGCTTTAGCTGCTCAAAATTCCCAGTGACTAAGTCTATCAGTAATAAAACCGGACCCAGAATTGTATTTTTTAATAATTCCCAAGCTCCAGATGCAATAGAAACAAGTCCAGACCAGATTCCCTGTATTGTTGTCACCATATTTCGAAATAGTGCCTGTATCGTAGAAACGATTGCAACAACAATAGGATTCTCCATAATGGTCTGCCATGTTTGTATAAAAAAGTCTTTTACCTGCTGCCAGATTCCAGCCCACCATTCTGGTATTGCTTGAAACTTTTCGACCAGACTATCCCATGCTTTTGGAATCGTCTCTGTAAAAAATGAGCAGATTGCAGAAATGACACTGTGCACAGCATCCCTAAACCATTCACATTTTGTGTATAAGAGAATTATAGCTGCAACAATAGCAGTTATAATCGCAATGACCGGATGCCCTTGTATTACAACGAACAATCCTTTTAGCATTTTACTTACCGTAGTGACAAGCTTGCTAATCAGTCCACCTAATGCACTCATTTTAGAAAAAGCTAGCGATATAGACGAAATTCCCATTGCCACTTGTCCGATTATCATTAACAATGGACCTAGCACTGCAATAATTGCACCTATAACAACAATAGCAGTCTGTACCCCCTCTGGAAGAGCCGAAAATTTGTTTACTAAATCGGTGATAAATTCTGCTACTTTCGTAATCACCGGTGCTAATTTGCTACCAATTGTAATCGCTGCGGTTTCCAGAGAACCTTTCATTTCTTCGATTGCTAGAGACCCTTCTCCCATCTGCGAGTTGGCGAGTCTTTGCGCCGCTTCTTGGTCGTTTGTAGCTTTTATATAAGACGCTAGTCCTTCCGAACCGCTATTCATTAGTACAGTTGCTGCTCTCGTTGCGTCGGATCCAAAAATTGTCTGCAACGCGGCATCTCTTTGTGCAGATGATAAACTACCAAGCTTGTTTTGCAGTTCTTGAGCCATGTCAGATGCACCAAGAAGATTTTCGCTCGAATCTCGTGTTTGGATTCCTAGATTGGTTATCATTTCAGCTGCTTTGTCTGTCGGTGCCGCCAGTTTCTGCAACATTGTTTTTAAAGATGTTCCTGCATCACTTCCAACAATTCCGGCATCCGCAAACTTTCCCAACACAGCAGTTGTCTCTTGCATGCTCCATCCTGCGTTATATGCTTGTGCGGACACTTGCGCCAGCCCTTGCGTCAACGGCTCTACATCTGTAGATGATGATGCTGCTGCTCCTGCTAAAGCGTTTGCCGCCAATGCCGACTCCTCTGCCGAAAGCCCGAATGCACCCATTGCTTGAACGACTACATTTGCCGCATTTCCTAAGTCCATTCCGGAAGACGCCGCCAAGTCCATTGTTGCTTTCAGAGCACCAGTTTTAATGTCTGCTTCTGTTAATCCACCTTTTGCAAGCTCTGTAATTGCCTGTCCTGACTCTTTTGCAGAAAAAATAGTCTCTTGTCCTGTTTTAATTGCTAAATCTCTAAGCTCGCCCATTTGTGACATCGGCATATTAAGTGCTCCTGCCGCTTGCGACATCGCACTTTCAAAATCGTTTGCCGTATTGACAGACACTGCACCAAGTCCAGCCATAGCCGCAGAAGCTGGCATGATGGCTTGTCCTGCGCTTTTCATTTTACTTCCTACTTTGCCCATGACGGCAGATACCTCTTCAAGTGCTGCGCTTCCACTTCCGGCAGTATTTTTTAATGTCTTAAGATGTTGCTCTGTTTCAACAATTTCTCTTTGAAGAGCTTCATACTGCGATGTACTTATCGGATTACCGAATTCATCACTAGTCTCTTTTGCTTGCTTTTTCAATTCTTTCAGATGGCTATTGGATTCTTTCAACTCCGATTGAAGTTTCTTATATTCCTCCGTGTCAATATCTCCAACATCTTCTAATTCTTTCATTTTTTTCTTCAATTCAGAAATAGAATTTTTGGTTTTTTCCATTTCCTGTCTTATCGGTTCATAAGCCTTTTCCCATGCATCGTAATTTTTTACGCTTTCTCCAGCTTTTTTATTTGCTTCTTTTAAAACCTTTAACTTATTGTTTGTTTCTTCAATCTCTTTTTGAAGTAAATTATGCTTTTGTGCTAGCAAGGTGGTATTAGACGGGTCTAATTTCAGAAGTTTATTCACATCTTGTAAACTTCTTTGAGTGCTGTTTAAACTACTTTCTACGCCTTTTAACGCTTTATCTAGCCCTGTCGCATCGCCATCAAGTTCAATTGTTATCCCTTTTATTCTTTTTGACCTATCAACACCTCCTTATAATCTATCAATGTCTTCTTGAGTTCCCATCACAGGATACTCATATTCGTCGTTTTTCATCTCGATAAACATATCGTTCACCATCCCAATACTGAGAAGTTCCAAATCAGAAATAGAAATACCACACTGAACACACCGAAGCATGAACAATGCGGTATTGACCTCCCTATCTATTTCTCTGTCTTTTTTTTTGCTGTGGACATTTGCTTGTTTTCCAATCCCCACATTTCTAAGATGTCCGGAAGAACTTCATAAATGCTAAACGTTTCAAACTGTTCTAACCAATCGTCAATTTCCGATGGCTGGTTTGGATCTCCGTGCTTATGCATCAAAAATGCAATGTTCTCAAACATCTCTAGCGAATCAATCGGAAGAGTGCTTTCTGTATCTTTTTCAGACTCTTTTTTTATTTTTTCTTGTAATGCCACCTGTTTCTGTAATTTCTGCATATCTACAAAGACATCCCGCCCAAATTTTAAGCGATACATCCTTGGGATTGCTGCAGAACTTTTGAAGTTGCATTCAATCCCACTAATTGTAAGTGTCTTTCTCATCTTGTTCACCTCTGTGCTAATTCATCATTTTTTTTATACACTTTTGTAAACCATTTATCTTTTACTTTCGCATAACTTTCTTTTGTTGTTTTGGCTCTAACCGCTCCATCTGCAGATGCCGCACAAGAAAGAGTCACAGTATCTGTATCAGGCTCTTTAGAATCCGATGTAGTCTTGGCTTCAAGATTTGGTCTTGTGGCCGTACAATTGTAGAACCAAAAAAGTGTAGGTTCTGTATCTCCGTCAATCTGTAGTCCAAGCGCAAACTCTTTTGCTTCGACATTGGAATTTTCAATCAATATTCCATTTTTATCTTTCTCTTCTCCTAAGATTTTTTCGCGGAATTCGTCAGTGATCAACGCCATTTCCAAATCACCCTCGTATCCACCGTTCGATGCAGCTACATAGTATTTTATTCCATCTGCATAGAATGGTGTTAATTCTCCTTGCTGTTCGAGCGAAATTGACACAGCTCCCGGAAGTTTAAACGGTGCGTCATAAGCTCCACCTCCCTGTTTTAATGCAATGTGTACATTGCTAATGTTAAATTTTACTTTACTCCTTAAAATACCTCCTATATTTCAAAAATCACTAGAATCATTTTTTCTGATTCAATATAAGTTTCTTGTTTTTCGTAATAAATTTTGTTTGCTGTCAAAAAATCAGCAATCTTTTTCTCTGTAATTGGGTCTTTTTTGTCACAGTACAGTTCAATGTCGATATCTTCTATTTCATGATACACAATTCCGTCAGCGGAGAAGTTGTCACTCCCCATACCTTGCAAGACGATGTACGGACATTTCGGAACGTGACCCTCTGCAAAATGGCTGTATGCTACTTGGAACCCGAGATTTTTTAGACCCTCTACTAATTCTGTTAGCATCATCTTCCCAATCTCTCCTCTATTCGTTTTTCAAATTCTTCATTGCACCACTCTTCAACCGGCTTAATATGTACGATTGCTTTCGCTCTCCCTCCTTGTCGAAGCTGATGTCCGCGCTCCAACAAATGTGTAAGTCCTGGTTTCATTTTGTTGTGAATGATATTTGATGATTTACTTTTCTTTGGACGTTCAGTTTTTACATACCAACTATCAGCGTAATGCCCTTTTCTACTTCCTTTTCCTCTTGGTGATGTGCTTTTTAAAGATTTTACACCATCTTTTGCAACTTCTTTCGCTGTATTGTGAAGCGTTTCCGTTGCTTCTTCGCTATATTTTTTTAATTCATCCAAAATAGCATCTGCAAGTCCATCAACTTTCACATGTTTACCACTACGTGCCATCTGAATTCACCGCCCTTATTTTTACAATATCATTTTTAAATTGTATGTTGTCAATTGTCTTGATATTGAATACCTTCTTTTTCCAAACGATTCGATAGTTTCTTGTATCTATCTCATCAAAAAATTTCTTCCACCTACACACAAAATCAACTGTATTTTCAGCATTTAATGTGGCAGCCTCCCAGTATTCTTTTCCAGACAATCCATTCATGTACGCATAAGTCTTTTTAAAAGGTTTCCATTCTTCTACCGGATTTCCAATACTGTCATAGTTGTGCGATAGCTTTTCGATGCTTATCTTCTGTGTGTATGCCCCAGCATCCATCAAACCACCTCCGAATCAGGTGTAGGTACTAGATTCGTTCTGTGCATGCCTAAAATAGCATCAACTACGATATTTATATTACTTTTTTGTATCGTCATCGATCGATTATCCCACATGTCCGAAATTAAAGTAAGCACCGCTATTGTTAAATCTTCATGCTCATCTAATTTATCTTGCGTGAGACCTGTCTGACTTTTGCAAAATTCAATAGATGCCTTTTTCATAGCTTCCAATAGAGATATATCCTCATCTTCTAAATTATCCGCATCTTCCCTAATGTGATTTAGAATCGTTTCTTTCGTGATCTCGCTTACTTTCATTTCCCACCGCCTTTCTTATCGGTTTTAAATTCCAACAATCAACAAAAGGTGCAATAGCTCCAATACATTCTATTACACCTCATTTATTTATCACCTATCCCATAATTCCAGCCGCTTTCAATTTCGAAATAATTTCGTTAATTGCCGTTTTGTTGGCATCTGCAAGCGTAGCAATCTTCTGTACCTCCGCTTGTGCAAACTGCCCACCGATTGTTCCTGCGTTCTGTGCAGATACTGCTGCAACTGCACCGGCTTTCTTAACTCCTCCAATAGCACTTCCTGCCGCAGGCAATGTATACTGTACTCCTGCTCCTATTGCAGTTCTTGCGGCTTCCTGAGACACTGCCTTCATAACAGATTTTCCCACGTCTGTAGCTCCGTTTAGGGTATCTACTGTAATCCCTGTTTGGCTTACCCCTCCTGATATCGAATCCCAATTTTCAGCCATGTAGCTAATTACGTCCGCAATTGTTTCTTCTTTTATATCTTTCTCATTCCCACTGCCTTTTATTGCAACAATGAGTTCTTTTAATGCTTCGCTAATCGTCATAATTATGCCCCCATTTTAAGCGCAGCTAACTTCTGTTCGTTTTCCACTTTAGAGTCAAATTCCATCCAAGCCACGACTCCTACTGCGTGCTGTGTTGCGTATTTCTCGCGTAGAACCTGTACTTCCATTTCCTCTGTGATTTTAACTGCGAGCCCAGACATATCGCCGTAATAGATTGCTGTTGTGCTCGTTGTCATATCTTTCATGTTGTCGGAAACGTATACGGGCTTTCCAAGAAGCATGTTGCCAAACGCAGATGTTGCATCATCTTGTAAGAGATATCTGCCATTTCCGTCTTTCAATTTTCGGATAGCTGCTCTTGTCTTAGAAGACATAATCCATACTGCATCCTGCTGAAATGCATCTTTTACCGCAGACTGCAAGTCAATCAGTTCGTCCGCTGTGATAGCATCGCTCTTCTTTGCAGTAACAACATTTTTTACTTTGCTTAATCCATCTACTTTAGAAGCTGTTCCATTAAGTAACTGACCTTCTACCCATCGAGCGATGCTGTATGCCATATGGTCAATCACGAAGCTTACAATGTCAAACTGACTGTTGTTGATCAAGGATTTTGAAATAAGCGTAAGAGCACCTGCAAGGAATCCTTTCAAATCAATAGAACCGAATTTTCCGGCACTGGATGTAAGTTCTGTAAATTCTTCGTGATATCCAACTGTGATATCATTTTTATCCTCTAATGGATAGTACGGAATGGAAAGAGTGCCTTTCACATTGTACTTTGTTGATTTCTCAAGAACCGGGCAGATATCATACACTTTTTTGATGATTTTCTGCGCAATTGCTTTTGGAACAACTGCTCCGTTATCCCCAAAAGTAAGATTGGCGGCGCGATTTTCTGTCACTGTTCCACGAAGGAAATCAGCGAACACTTCCTCTTCTGCTCTTTCCTCTGTATCCTCTTCCTCTTCCTCGGCTCTTTCAGTCATCTTCTCAGCCATCTTGTTCAGAATCTCGATGGTTTTGTCGATTCTGTCAATCTCTGCAGAAATTTCATCTGCTCTTTTTTCCTCTTCTTCTGTAATAGCTCTCTCTTCTGCTTCGAGCGTAGCGTTCAGCAATTCAAGCTCCTGTACGAGTTCTGCTCTTTTTTCGTTTAATACCTTAATATTTTTCTTTTTCCTTAGACATTTCCTCCATATTTCTTAATCATGTTTTTTAGTTTACTGTTGTCCGGTTTAGTTTCCGGCTCTTTTTTATCTTCAAAACCGATATAATCGGCTTCAAATTCTTCTGCACGGATTTCGAAGGTTTCTTCTCCATTCTCTCCGGCTCTTGTTTCCACCGTAGTAGATGTGTACCACGGCCTCATTGTGTCATCAATTAAAGACACTTCCTTTAGTGTTAAATCCGAAATCGTTCTTACTGGCATTCCGTTTCGGTCTGCTCTTTCCTCGGTTGGATTCGTAAACCCAAATGACCAACCACGAAGCCTTTTCTCTTTCGCTTTCTGCACAACTTCCGGATTGTCAATCTCAGCGTGTGCTCTCAGACCAATAGCATCTTCTCTGAGCGTAAGATTAGATTTTGTTCCACCCAGCATCTTGTCCCATTTGTGATTTAGAAGAATCTTTACCTCGTCCGCTTTTGCGATCGCTCTCCTGAATACCCCAGGAGCTATTCTTTCAATGAAATATCCTCCTTTTCGGTCTGGGATTGGTCGGCTGTCTCTGTCTGCAACGTTGACATATCCGTCAATGATGACTTTTTCTCTGTCTCCATCTGCTCTAATTTCAATTCTTGCCCTTCTTTCTCACCTCCTAGCCTATTAGACTGATTTGTATTAGGTGTATATACCACTTTCGTTTTTGGGTCATACAAGACGTCTTGCAGTCCTAATTTGATAAATTCTAATCCAAGTGGTTCCATGTTTTCTTTTTCACGCACTTCATCCACTTGCATCCATCCAGTTTCGATTGCTTCTTTATATGCACCAAAACGCTTGTCAGCATCACCTTTTGTAAGTTCGTATGTGTCTGCTGCAAAAAAGTAGTCTTCTTTTTCAGCTTCTAGTAGCATGGATTTGTTTAACGCTACCATAAAAGCACCAAGGAAAGCATTTACGCAATATTTTATAAATGCCTTATCTCCTTGCTCAGTTCCGATATTATCTGGAACACCCAGGATTGTGCGAATTTCTTTTGCATTCGTCTGCTTATTCTCATTTAACTGCATCTCCACGGATGTATTAGAGGCTTCCTGGAACTCTAAACCATTGTTTAGAATAATTACATTTTCCGTATTATTGCTATACAGTTTTCTCCACGCTGCCTTCAACTTGTCCATAGCTTCTTGAGTCAGATTCTTTGCAGATTTAACAAATCCTTTCTTATTTCCACCCGTCTTTACAAGTCCTTCCTCGTATTTCAGCGAATTATAAGAAACGCTTAGAATTTTGCTGTTTTCCTCAACTATACCAATCCCTTTCATTCCATCTCGTGTGTTCCGCAACACTCTTACGAATTGTTCCGGGAAATACCTTTTTCCCTGTACCAACAACGCATATTCTTTAAATATCACATCTGTGTTTGGTGCATAAGATACGTAATCAGAGCGAACATACCGTAGCGACCGTATATCCATTCCAACCCAGTCCACATAGATATTCCCATCCCCATCAAGCAAATAATCTTTCACAAGTGCCTGTTTCATCATGTTAGCATCGAGCGTATCCCCAGTATCTTCGTTCAACAGGTGTGTTCTCCAATCCCCTTTTACTTCTTCTACTCGTTTTGCGCCACGCTTGTACAGCTTAATCGGCACATTAGCGACCGTTTCCGCAATTTCATTTACCGCTCCAGCCAGTGCCGGAATCTGCATTGCTTTTTCTCTTGTCATTTCATCGTTTCCGAGTAATGCTTTTAGCAACGGTTCTGCAATCGCCGATTCATCAATTATATTTTGCGGTTCTGCTCTTTCCTTTCGTTTAAAAAATTTCCTTAAGTTTCCTCCTATCCATGCAATATTTTATTATTTAGTAAAATCAGAGCACCTACCGATTTGATAGATGCTCTGATTATCGTATTGTTAATTAAGTGCTGGTAGATACTCCTCTATAACAAGAAATATCTTTTTCGTAAAATCTGTTAATTTTCCATTCATATTACGAATAGTTTCTTCTTTCCATTCATAATATTCTTTTGCTGTCATTTTTCTGGCTTCTATAATAATTTCTGCTATCTTAGGTATACATTGTTCGAAACATTGACCTTCATTCATCTTATGCCACCTCCTGATACACAACTTTGCATTTGTTGATATTGCCATTCGATAGACGATACTCAATCATGGTAGGATAACCGTTCTCTTCAAGCCATTCCTTTGCTTTCTGTAATACAGAATCCTTATACTGCACTGTAACACCGTCATGCCCATTTCTACTATAAGCAGTTTTTACAATCTCTTCCGTGAAGATATCCAATTTCTGAATAATTGCACTTATGGCTTTATCATGGGGTCTGCCACTCTCTGAAAATATTCCGAGTTCTTTCGCCATTGTAGTGCAATCCCACAAAGCTGGAACGTCCGAAATCAATGGTACTTTTACTGGATACCCATTGTCGGAATAAATGCGAACAATTTCGGCTGCTATGTACTTGGAATCTACCCCTGCGTCATGCAATGCACCTTTGATGTTCTTTACCATTTGGTTTACTGATGGAAGTTTTTCCTTCTTGTCTTCTTTCTTCTTTGGCACTTCATAATATCCTGTTTTACGGAGAGTTGGAAGAACTTCATCTGTAACCCAGTCTGTGAATTTCTCTGCATTTGGCTTACGACTCTTAAATACCAATTTATAAACTCCACTTTCTGTGAGGAAATTCTCTCCCGCATTATTCAATTTTCGGATGTTACTATTAGTCACATCCGAATTTCTGACCTTAATAACCTGTTTTTCATTCATCCTAGATACGGCTTTTCTTACAGCCTCACCACTAAGCTCCAAACATTCACCCACATGGTATGGATTAAATAAAACTTCTCCATTCAATTCAAATACTTCTACTTCGTGTTCCTCAAAAATCATTAAATCATTCATAATAAAAACTCCTTTCAAAATTGTCTTGAAAGAAGTTCCGTTCTGCATTATAATATTTACAGAAGGAAACTTCTTAGCAGAAACGCTCGTTGACTTGGTAGGTTGGTCGGGCGTTTCTTATTTTTCTTTTTTCAGACTTTCGTGTAGGTCATTTACCATTTCTTCAAGCAAATCTGTTTTTGTTTTTCCAGTAATCTCTGAACATTCTTGAAATTTTCTCACAGTTGTTTCTGTTACCCTTAATGCGATTTGTTTATTCTTTGGTTCTTTTCCTACAATCGGTCTTCCTGTTCTCGGCGACATATTCTTCACCTCTCTTTTATGCCTAGGCATAATATAATATATGTCTAGGCAAAAGTCAAGAGGTTTTTCAAAATTTCCACCCTACCTATGGAATTAAAATAAGACACAGCCTTTCGCCATGTCTTCCGGTACTTTTGGGGAGGTCAGGAACGTACCCTGACAGGACTTCTCCCCAGTCTTCAATTAAATTCATTCGTATTTTCCTCCTATCCTACCTGTACTATAAAATCATCAGAACCATACATCACATATTGTTGTAGCAAGTACATTGCATTGATAAGGCTTACTACCATGTCGACTTTTCCCTCTGATTTTTTCTTGTTCACATACTTATTTCTATTGGTGTCTTCCGTACACCTTGCATTTTGAAAGTTGATTTCCAACATTCTGTTTGACATATAGCAGAATTGCCGTTCCAGTATCAACTCTCTCAACCATTTGGTTGGTTGATGCAATACAGAACTGTGCTGCTTGATTTCTACACATTCATAACCATCTTCTTCCAACTGCTGCACAGTTGCTAATGCGTTCCATTTGTCATATCCTATCTGTTGAATTTCAACACCGTATTCACTTTCAATCTCAACAATCTTATTCTTAACGAATATATAATCAATCACTTCATTTCCACAAGAGAAGCAATCTCCATTCGCAATCAAGCGCTTGTAATCAACGTGTTCTTTCTTGCTCTTGAACTCCACTTTATCTGTCGGAACAAAGCCAAAGACCTTTGCATAAACAATTCCGTCAACGATTGTTACCATTGCGAGAGCCGTATTGTCATCCGTCTGCGACAAGTCCAAGCCAAGCCATACTTTCTTTCCTCTCCAAAACTCTTTGTTGTTCTCAATCCTACACAGCTTTACTTTTTGTATATCTATGTATCCCTCAACTCCAAGCCCTTTGTAAAGGATGTTATTGTGCTTGCATAAGTAATTCTCTCGCTTATTCTCATACAGAACAGCGATTGCACGTTTCTTAACAATCTCATCAAAGATGTATCCATGTGCATAAGCTACCGGATTACTCTGGTAGATACATAAATCGTTCGTCTGCCATTCTTCACCAATTTTTAATTCATCGTTTGGTTCGTAAAGCAAAGCGAATGTTCGTCTATCATCCAGTAATCCGTCAAGCGTTTTCTTGGCAATGTCTATCTCGTCTATCATGGAATTGTCATCATTCGGATATTGTGTGCTAATGATAATCCCGAGCTTATTGAACAATGTGATTTGAGAGGATCTCATAGCCTCAATCGGATATTCGTCCATCGCCCCACATTCATCCGCCAGGAACGCATGTGCCATCTTTCCATCCATACCGTCATTTGAATATGCAAGTGGTGTATACTCGTTGTCATTCAAAAGACAAATGATTTGACTTCTTAAAATTTTAAATGCCGGCTCGTCTTCGTCATACAACGCTGGGCTTACCTTTATAATTTTCCGAATCGCTAATTTCAACTCGGAAGAAAGTGCCAAATCAGGAGCTACAGAAAAGAATCGAGAGAAGTCCGGTTCTGTCAGCATTAAAAGTATAAAAATAATCGCACTATTGAATGTTTTAAAATTCTTTCGTGCGATTTCTAATACTGCTGTTGTATAGAATCTTATATCCCGCTCTGTATTCTTTAATTTTGTGCAAAGCGTTGCCACGATAAACAGCCATGCATAATCTTCCAATCCATCGTATATCGAACATCTCAAATCTGGATGTACCATAAGTTTTAACAACTTACATATCTTTTCATAGGATTTCTCATCAACAAAAGCATCTTCATCGTTCCCATCTGCTATCTGTAGCCAACTCTTACATTGCTTTTTAACATATATCGGTGCATATCCTACGTTTTCCTCGACACACCATTTGGCATAAACGTAAGCCTTTCCATCCTTAACCACTTAATGCCTCTTTCAATGCATTGTTTTTCTTTTCTGGTGTTTTTGGAATGCTCCGTAGAGCAGATGCGATCGTCATGACGTTTTCTTTTTCAATGTCAAATAGCATCTTTCTTTTTGCCTGTATTTGCTTATCGTAGGATATAAGCTGTTTTGCAAGTCCGTCTTGTAATTTCAGAAACTCGACAAACTCCATTTCATCGGAACGCATTTCTAACTTATCCATCAATTCTTGTGCATGTTCTCTTTTCTCTTCGAAATCCGCACACTCCGCAAGCGTTAAGCAGTACCTGTTGATTACACTTCCGTATAGGTCATCGCTCTTATCGATTCCGGATAATAATTTTTTGACTCTCAAAAATTCCTGATGTGCTTTCGGATTATTTTTCACTTCTTCCGACTCTTTTAATTTCATTCCGGAAAGGAGAGAATTTTCCGCTTGCTCCCTGTTCCGTAATTCTTTTTTTGTTCTATGCGATTTGCCTTCCAATTTGATTACGCTTGCTGGCTTTGATGGTCTAGCCATATAAATTCCTCCTTTCCTTTCTCATTTTGGGAATAAATTATAAATCATGATGGGGCGTCGGTGTGGTGAAATTGTCTGAAAATTCATTTCGAACCCCGGGCGGGTACCCTAGCAAACTGGAAAATCGAAGTTTTTCTCTTGTTCTTTCGCAATTCGTAGCAACTCGCGTCTATCTATATCGCCTTTTTCTGCCATCTCATGATGCCTAGAGCACAATGTAATTAGGTTGTCATCGTCTAGTCTCTTCTCATAGTCCTCTACCAACGGAACTATGTGGTGCACAGATGTATCCTCTGTTTCATATTGTCTACTAGGGTTATGTAATCCTCTTGCGCATACTTGACAGCAATAGTTATCTCTGAATTTTATATCCTCTCTTTTATCTTGCCACTTCTTAGAGTTATGGAAAGAACGAGATTGTTTACTTTTTTCTGTCCTATATGACTGTCTCTCTCTAATCTTCTGTTCTTTCTGTTTGCACACATATTTGCTATCGTGAATTCTTCCGCAATAGCTACAAGACTTTAACATATCATCACCTCTTCAATTGCAGGAGAAGGAATCGAACCAACATTTCTAGATAAGGAGCCTAGCGAATTACCATTACTCTATCCTGCCAAATCAAATTAATAAAAGCCGCAACAAATTGTTGTCTGCTGCCGCTTTCGTGTTTGTACACTTTTCGTTTTTACCATACTAGCACATTTTCCCGTGACATTGAGTGACATTTTTATAATTTATCAAAATACCTTTTATGTCGTTGCTTACAATTGTCTTCTGTGTACTTTATTTTTCTCTGTGGGAAGATTTGATTCATTTGCATAGCTACTTTATACCATGGAAGATCGTCTATGTAATAAAATCTCAGCATCATCCTCAATTCACTTTTTTCAATTTGCTGTATGTATTCTTCCACTTGTGTTTGTTTCTCTAACAGATCTGTTTCTAACCGTTCCAATTGATCTATTTTCTTTATGTATGCGTTTTTCTTTAGCTCGATTGTCATCCGTGGTTTTCCTTCAACTCTTGCCGTTCCAAGTGATTTTCTTCCTTTCTTTCCACGGGATACTGTATCTATTACAGTTTCTTTATTGAGTTTTTCCAACGCTCTTTTATCTTTCTCTATCCTTCTTCGTAAATCTTTTATTTCCTCTTTCATATCTGCGTACTCAATTAGTATTGTTCTGTCCATCGGTAATCGCTCCCTTCAAGTCAACTCCCCATTTCGTCAGGCATTGCTTCACTCCGTACACATTACGTACATCGTGTTTAAATGCCCTCTTCGCACTTTCTGACGGTCCTCGCTTTATAATATCATCAAAGGTCTTTTCCTCATCCAGCTTTGCTTGCTTCCGTGTTCTTCCATAGCTCAAATTATCACTTCCCTTCAAATTTTAAATTTTTTCTAAAAATGGCGTTAGTTTTCCTCGACTTATGTGTATATATAGTAGAGGAGCCTATAATACTGTGAGGTCGGGGCAACGGCACTTAAGACCGTGCTCCGCTGTCCTCTTTAAATGCTTTGCTTCGTCGTATATATGCATACAAATCTTCAATACCCTGTTTGTATCCATCACAGTATGCTCTTTCTTTTTCTACTGTTCTTGTGTATTTCATTTCTACATCGCTTTGCATTTTATTTACAATGTTTTCCAAGTTGTCCACCTTTTCACTCCTCCTACTCCTCTTTCACAAATCTTTAAAACTTCGTTCACAAAATCTATGATTTTCAAACACAATATCATCATAAATCCTGTGTATAGTAATAATCAAACAAAGACATTTAGTTTTTTATATAGATTTTCTTTTTCATAATTAGCCGGTCATTGTACCGGCTTCTCCTCTGTTTGTAGTTTCTTAGGCTTGTACGGTTCCGGAAGTGGACGCCATGCTATACATCTTGCTTTTGTACCACTTACATCGCCACTCCAGTGCCCATCATATTGCCATCCAATACCATGCGTTTGAAACATTCTGTTGTATTCTCCATACCGGAAATATTCGTACCATACTAATACTTTCTCTCCACCTTCCGGCAATCCGTCTTCTACCGGAATCCAACCATCATTGCTAGGGATATTTGTGTCTGTCACATCGTCCATGTGAAATCGGATAATTTTTTCTGTTTGGATATACATAGATTGAATACCTTTCCCGACTAGATGACATTCATCGTCTCCCCAATGACTTTTGCTCAATTCCACACATTTTTCTTTAATCTCTTCCAAAATCTTCTCTAATACATTCATTCCCCCCACCTCTTCATATGTTTTCTCAAATATATCTGGTTTGCATGGACAAACCTCTCCCTTTATACCCTTTATAATGTAATCATTTCTGCTCGCTATCATATCTCCTTCAAGGGTATGTATGATAAGTTCTTCATTTGGTATCCCTTTTCCAACTTCCCAAGCAGTATCATTTGCATTGTAAGAACATTTATTTCCATCAATATGGTGAACGTGAATTTCTGAATCGAAATTAAATCCAACAATATATTTCCCAATTATTCTATGTACCGACACCTTGTCATGCTTTATTGAAATTCCAGCATATCCACGATAAAGATAAATTTTGTATTCGTCTTTGGGTGTGATATTTCTTCTACTACATTCTTCTTTTATTGCTTTTTCTAAAATTGAATAATCTACTATGCAGTTACATGCATTTTCAAATTTCATCTAAACCTCCGAAATCTAGTCTCTGTCCACAGTGGTAACAAAAATCTGCAATTCCCGTTCCCGTAAAGTTTCCACCGCAATTCGGACAACGATATGAATCTGTGTATCTAATTCCTGTTTCTTCTGTTGTCTTAATCGGTTTCTTCGCCGTATCCCGTTCTTTTAACTTCCGCACCTGCTTTAGCAGCTTTGCAGTCTGCGTCTTATCAAAATCATTAATCCGCTTGTATTCATTCAAGATATCGCAGATAAACTTCCCAATTTTACATTCTGAACATATAATTTCTAAAGACTTTCCATCTGCCATGTGCGGATATCGGCACAGATTGTCACAGATATGCTCTGCAAATTCCGTTGTTATCTTATCCATCTTTGTTTCTTCATCAGCTTTTCCACCGTGGTATTCTGTGTATCTATCCATGTTTTTTTCCTCCACTTAATCAACAATCTCCGATTCTAATTCAACCAGTCTCACAGAATGAATGCACATCAATAGTTCTCTCATGCTAAAAAATTCTGCTTCTATCTGATCTCCAAAATCATCATAAAACAAGACACATAGCGTTCCATAACTATCAAATCGGAACCCTTTTTCTTCGTTTTCTGCAAGTTCTTCAAAAAGCTCTTCAATTTCATTCATCTCATCATAAAGACATACGGTATAAGGTCCATCTGTTCTAATTTCTGTTGTTACATATCGTTTAAGCCCCTCTTCTGCAACTAACAAAATTTCATACATATATCTATATCTTACATTCATGCAACTGGATAATACTTCATCTGTCACTGTTGGAAGTCCTGAACAATGTCCTACTACTCTATGCATAACATAATATTCTGTACAAGATTTATCCTCTCCAGTCTTTCGATTTATCAAGTTTCTATGTCTTGTCTCTACAAGATGACTGTTCCTGATCGCGTCAAACAACTCTGTGTTCTTATTTTCTTGGTCTTTTATAAAAAACGACTCTACTTTTCCATCATCATAAACTCTTCCAACTGATTCCCCGTATGAATGTCCATACCATTCATTTCTTGTATCTAATGTTCCATTTTTCTTTATTGGAATTTCTTTCGGTAATTCTTCTACCAGTTCAATTTTATATTCATAACTCATGCTTTCTTCCTCCTAAAATTCAAATTTCACTTTCGGTGCTTTCACGAACGCTACACCACACTCTTTTTGATTCTCCAGCTCTATTCTCCGTATCGCTTTCTGTATGGCGCTGTCCTTGTCTTTTACGTAAACATATCCATCCGGTGCATACAGACTTTTTACTCTTCCGTTTATCCTGTCCAAAATCGTCTGATATGACATGTGGTTCTTGCGTCCTGCTTCTCTCGCAGATTTGTAAAAATCAACGATTTCTCCGTTACTATCAATCTTCACAATCGAGAATTCACTATCATTCCATGTACCTGTCATCTTTCCTAGCTCCGAACGTGTAGTGATTCCGATATTATTCAATGCATTGTCCGTCAGAATCCCATTCTTGTGATATGTCACATACCCCTCTTTCAATTCTCCGATGAACGTAATCTGCATAAGCTTCATCACAACAACCTCTTTGCAATTCAACTTCACTGCTCGTCTTCCGTTGGAGCTCTTAGTGTACGGATGCAGGTCTTTGTATCTGCCATTCTTCAAAGCACGTCTGATATTGCCGAAGTAATTGATCTGATACTTTCCGCCGTATCCTGGTATGTCATACCAAGCATTCGGGTTTATCTGCTTGATTCTCAATTAAATTCCTCTTTTCTTCAATCGCTTTGTTGTCAACCTCCAATAAAGCAGCCTCCAACTTGTCGAAATCGTATCTCCTTGGCAAGAAATTGTTAAATCGATTTCTGTGCTCTGTACCTGCTCTCAATTCTGCAATTGTCGGCGCGAACTTATTCGCCTTGATGTGGTTTTCAAGCGTTCTCGAAACATCTTCATAGCTTGCATCCTTTAACATCTCATACCACAGATCAAATACTGCTTGGCTGTCAATCGGAGTATTTGTATATGCTGCCCTTATGGCTTTTACAATGTTCTTAAACTCTTCCCTTGTCACCAGTTATCCACCTCGCTTACTCGGTCGCGAATCCTCGTCTGAACTATTCCGTTTGCATGCGCCTTGTCGTCATAATTTCCATCCAGTACCTTTGCCATATTACCGTCCATGATCAGCCAGTCGAATGTAGCGGACCAGTTCCGGTTGTTCTGCCCTTTCAGGAAGCTGCTACTCTCAGCCTTTTCAAACAAAATACGGAAATCATCAACTGTATATCCTGTATTCATTCTTGCACGGACGGCCTTTTTCCGCCTCTCAGACATGGTCTTCAATGTCGGGTAAGATACACAGATGCTGTTGTACAAGTCGGAAATCGCCGCAAAGTGGATTTTTTCTTTAGATACGTTAGTATCTTTCTTTTTATTTTTAGTTTCTGTTTTATATTTATCTATGTCTACGGTTTCTGCTACTTGTTGTACTACCGTTTCTACTTCGCTTTTTACTACCATTTCTACTTCGCTTTTTACTACGTTTTTGAAAGTGAAAGGTATTAATCTGTATTTGTTCGGGCTTCCCTTTTTCCCCTTTTGGTATTCGATTAAACCAGCTTTTAGGAGATCGTCTCGCACCTTTATAAAGGTTGCCTCACGACTCATTTGCATGGCTGCCATCAATCTCAGGTTATCTACTGTAACCCACTCAGGCCAGTTACACTTATTAGCCTGGTACATTAATCTGTACCACAGGAGTTGGGCATCTCTGGTCAAGTAGTTATTTTCGAGCCATCGTTCGAAGGCAATAATCTCAGCTAAGTAATTCAAGCCCTTATCACCCCTTTCTCCTCCAACTAAACCAATTGTGTAGCTGGAGGTATTTTGGCTTACGTTTTGTGATATACTATTCTGCCATGAACGGTTTACGAGTTACTCTATAGCAAAGGATTTTCCCTTACTAACTTCTGTAAAAAAATTCTTGCCGGAACTGTTCTTCTGTTCCGTAATGTTCTAAATAATACGCCTTACAGCGTTTCTTTAAATCCTTATCTATCTTTCCTGCATCTTTTCCTCTACGCACTCCATTCGGGTGCAGATCTGGTCTCAAAGGAGCGATAAAGCCATACTTCTCACATAGCTTTCTCTCTGTTGCTGTATGCGAAAATATATGATGTCTTTCCCCCCATACTGACCGGTATACATGCAATGGTCCATGTCGTCTGTAAATATGCTCCATAATTTTTTTCTTCTTTCGCCGAGGTCAATTCCCCACTTTTGTTTCAACTCAGCTTTTTCGTTCAGGGTAAGCAGTTCTGACTCTGGTATTCCGACATCCTGACAGTCCTGTATGACTCCTTTGATAAGCCTACTCATTTCCTTGCTGTCGTATTTACTTGAGCCCTTAAAACACTGTAAGATATGTAGTGTTTCTTTTCTTCCTACAAGATCAAACACCTCCTGTGACCCTCGATTAATTACAACACGATACACCGTCTGCGCCAAATGAATATCTTTTTCCCGGAGTGGGATATACTCAAAGGTACCATGCTCAACAAGTTCTCTTAGATACACATCACGCCTTGAAATCTGTAGTTTATCAGATAACTTGTCTAAAAGAACCCATAAATACGAGTTTGCATCAAGACTTCTCTTGCCCTTGTATGGCTTTATTTCAAGGCTCAACTTCTCATAATCCTTAAGTTCTTCGTATGCCTGCCGAAAATCCTCGACAGGCTCAAATAGCAATATTGGCTTTCCAGTTGCAAAATCAATTATTGGCTGTTTCAATTCCCCTGTAAGTTTCACTACTCATCACCGTATTTCTTCTTAATTGCATTCAGCATCTTTGCCGCTTCTCCTTCAGTTAAGGTCTCACGCGTCCTTCCATTTCCACAAATCCATGCATCCAAATCGATGCCGTGGGAAATACACAACTTTTCCAATGTTTTTATTTTTGCCGCGGAAGCTAGGTTATCCGCTGTTTCCGGGATTTGCGCTTCCATCTTGTTGTATTCTTCCTTAAGCCACAGGTCAAATCCTAACCCTGTATGTATTGCAACACACTTTACAAATGCCCTGCACATACTGTTCCACACTCTCTGTTGCGACATTGAATTGTCTTTTACTGGATTCGCTCCATTCATAACTGGTGTCTGCATCTCATACTCATTACCATCGATAATTACTCGGATACGTGTCTCATAACAGCGATTTGTATTCCCTTTGGAATCTGTAAAAACAGTATCAGACATTCTAAGGCTACCACCCGTCTTTTCGTTTGGAATTGGCTCCCAGTATACTCTTGTAGCTCCATTTTTCCGTAACAAATCGATGCACATAGCCCAATTCAGATATAGCAGCCCATCTCGTTTCTCGCAATATGGCTTCACATCTATTTTCCTAAGCTCATCATAACTTTTAAGCATCCTGTTCCTCCTCGTATATATAGTTTCCCGAGTAAAACCACTCAACAAACTCTTTTCTTAACTCATCGCTCCATTGCATCTGCTCCAATGCGTATTGATAAGCGTCACAATCATTTATGCATGTCCCTTTTTCTTGTCCGGTAATGCCTATGTACATGCGATCAACTCCTTTAATGTAAATTGCCCGTCTTTTTCCTGTATAAGCAATCGTTCGTATTGTTCCTCTGTTTTTTTACGTTTTGCTATGCAATCACACTTTTCGCCCGGGTCTAAATTTGACCCACAAATTTTACATATGTATTTATCGTATCCATACATTCTTCTACACCTGCTTTTTCAATCCCTAAAATCGCGAAAACCTCACTTATATTTATTTTTCCGGTTTCACAGCGCGCATTTGCATATCTCTCTACGGCACGGATAAGGGCAACTGCCTCTTCTGCCGGGATATCATCATTAAACTTGTACATCGCTTTCCCCTCTCTCTTTAAACCCGAACTTGACAAATCCATGCTCATATCTCGCTTTTTCCCTGTCGTACTTCGATATGTCAATCCCGCGTCTGTTCATCTCTTCCCATGCAAGGTCAAAAAGTTTTTCTTGATTCAAATAGAGCCAAATCCCTTTCTTCTTATCCTCAGAATCATGGTCAGTTCCGTGCGAATTGAAAATCTGACTCGTATCATTTCTCATTTTTTGATATGTAATCAACGGCATTGTTACCGTTCCTTCTAATTGTTCCATTGACTTTTCCTCTCTTCTATTTATGAGTTATCCGAAAATCTAAATTCCATCAGATCAGCAAGCATCAAGTATTCCTTTGCCTTTTTCGTTTCCCCATGCGTCTCTACTACCTTTTTACGGAATTCTGATAAATTTCCATAAAAACATCCACATCTCACACCAATTTCTCCTGCTTTTGTTTTAAAAAATGTAGTTGTACGATATTCGGAGCCAAAACCATGCACCGTGGCGTAGTCAGCATTACCGTACACCCGAGCATCACCACACACCCGAGCATTACCATACACACTAGCATTACCATACACCCGAGCATCATCGCACACCCGAGCATTACCATACACCCGAGCATCACCACACACCCGAGCATTACCATACACACTAGCATTACCATACACCCGAGCATCATCGCACACCCGAGCATTACCATACACCCAAGCATTACCGTACACACTAGCATTACCATACACCCGAGCATCATCGCACACACTAGCATTACCGTACACCCGAGCATTGCCATACACCCAAGCATTGCCTTCATGATTTAGATTTTCTTCTTTTTCCACGAAACCGCCAAGCTCACCCGCTTTAACGTTTCCAAACTCGATTAATGCTTTAATACGAAATAATTTTGTCCCGAAAATATTAGTGATAAACTCACTTGTTAACTCAAATTTTTTCATTTGACTTTCCCTCCAAAATCCTCTACAATTTAATTGGTTTATTATCCGAGTACCCGAGCTTGCCGGCTCATGTGGGTGCTCTTTTTTAGAATCCCATTGTAGTTAAAAACGTAAGACATCTTCCAACCACCATTCCAAATCCAAAGATCGTAGCCACAACTGCTATGATTGCATATATCTTGCAACATAACCCGGCTTTCAGCTTGTCCCTCTTTTCCTGTCGTATCTTTTTCAGCATTGCTTGATTTCTCTTCTCTAACATCTCATTACGCTCAAGTAATTCATGATAATATGTAATCGCATCCTGAATCTCCTTCATCTGCTCCTCTGTTTTAATTTCTTCCATCTTTCCTTCTCCTTTTCTTTGCTCGATTTTTGTTGCGTTTGTATCTTAGATACTCTTTGTATGTCACTGCTTGTCCTCACCTCCTTCAAGTCTCCGGATTGCCTCTTCCCTGCTGATTCCAATATACTTTGCAACATCCGTTATTGTTGATTCACAAAATCTTTTGTTTCCACGCTTTACCACCCTTCCAAAGTGCCAAACATTATTCCGGATATTATATCTTGCTTGATTCACCGTACAACCGATTATCTTTGCGATCGCTGGTGTTCTGATAATTTCACTCACGCTTATCACCTCCTACTCTAAGAAATACTCAATGCTTACGCCGAAGTAATCAGCTACCTTTTTCAACTTATTAACGCTTGGAGATGATTCTCCCCACTTCTTAATTGTTCCATTTCCAAAACCAAGCGTTTTCTCAAGGCAACTGACTGAGATGCTGTTCTTCTCTGCCAGTTTTAAAATCTTTTCAAGTATCATAATTCCCTCCTTTTCTATTCTTATAGACAACTGCATATATATCTGTTACAATGACCTCGTTACACTTAGATAATTTTCTAAAGGTCATTGAAGACCGGAAAGGAGTTTAGTAAGGAGTAACAGTTTAGTATTGATACAGGGAATAATCGTAATGAAAGGGGGCTTGCAAAGGTACGTTTCTTATGATTCGCTATTCACTTTCGTGATTATGGTTTGTGCCATCATTACGTTGGCGAATTATCGCAAGTAACGATAGCCTTTCAACTTTCTTTTTTTATACTCCCTGTATCCTATCCCCGGCAGTTGTTTAACTGTCGGGCCTTCTTTTTCTTAAAGAACACAATATGTAAGAGTCTCTCCCCGTGATTATCCACGCACGATAGTTACGGGGAATCCTTTTATTCCACAGATTTACTCAGATGGTCGCTCTTGTTGCCATAAGGGCGGCCACTTTATATATGCAGTTGTCTATAAGACTAGAATCTTCTTTTCTGTGTTCTTCTGTTCGAAATATGTAATCTACTTTTTCTACTTATTGCCTTTCCTTTTGCTTTCTCCTATACTTTAGTTACAGGCATCTGCCAATGCCGAGTAAAATAGAAAGGAGCTATTAGTATGAAACTTAATAATCTCAAAAGTGAATTCCTAAAATACATGACGAAATCTTATGCTGAAGACCATGTACGTGTTTTTATCTTTGAATCTTTCAAATTTCTCCATCCAGAAATTGACGATAATTTTATTTCTGATGCTTTATATGCACTAGAGAAAGATGGATTTGTTCACGTATTTGATGCTGATGGTGTTGCTTACGAAACCACTTTACTTCCCAACGCTATTTGTTCTGTGGAAGAAGATACTCTTTTAAGAAAAGGTTATTCTCTTATTAAGGAAATACGTTCATTTCTTTAATCAACGAGTATCCAATCTTCCCGAAGCAATTCTTTTGCTGATGGTTGCCATCCGTATTTTGATGGATTACTTCCATCGGCATTCATTAAAATGCAATTTCCTCTCCCATTTGTTGGTTTAATTTTCGCTCCGCCTTCAAATTCCGGCAATGTCATGCATTTTCCTCCTTCGATTGCCCGCTTTACTGCTTCTTGTATATACACTCCCGTTTCACCTCCTATCCTGCTTTCTTGTTACTCTCGATCATCTGTCTGTCTTTTAATGCACTCGCGTAAATGATTACTTGTTTTCTGTCCTCTTCCCCGAGGTTTTCAAGGATCTGCATTAATTCTTTTCCCTCTTTTAAGTCTTTTTCCTTATCCACTATTGCCATTTATTTCCGTCTTTCCTATAATTCAATTACAGGCGCCTGCCAATGCCGAGTAATTATGAAAGGAGGCTTTTTGATGAATAATCTTGATACATTATTAAAAAAGGATTTAGAAGATTTTCAATCTTACGTGCAGTCTAACTACAGAGAACTCAGCGACAATCCCGTATCTTCTGGCGACCTCGCAGAATTCGGAAAACAACTATTTTATACTTTAGACGCCTTTAGAGAACACATAGTTGATGCAATTAATAATCTTTAATCCACGCTCCCTTTTAAAGGGGGCATTTCAATTCTCAAAACATCTTCTTCGTATTTTTTAGCTACTTTTTCAAGTACGACCTTCCCAGTATCGCTTCCTCTCCACTTTTCCTGTTTCAAACGTATATATATTTCATTCTTTAATTCACCGTATGTCTTACACCTACTTTTAATATTTCTATAAACTGTATCTGCTTCTTTTTCCAACATTTCTTCAATTTTTGCTATTTGCACTTCCATATCACCTCCTACTCTAAGAAATACTCAATGCTTACTCCGAAGTAATCAGCTGCCTTTCATTCCTTCTTACAATTTCATTAGTAACTTTCTTGTGAACTGATTCCGAAACTTCATCGAACTCAACTTTACCGCTCATTAAAGCAATACCTATCGTTCTGTTTAATAAAGCCAATTCTTTGTAAGTTAATTTCATGCTGTTACCTCCACACTTGTCTCTAAATATTTTCTTTGATATAATTTTCCTATCAAATTATGAAAGGAATGATTTTATGCCATATAATAACGCTACTATTTGTCTTAATGGTCACGTTTTAAGTAAGTACAATGCACATCATCAAAAATACTGTTCTCAGTGTGGAACCGAAACTTATTCTTTTTGCCCGGAATGCCAAGCGCCTATACGAGGACTTTATGACACTCCTGGAGTGTCTGTATTGGGAAAACGAGCTTACCAACTTCCATACTATTGCTACGAATGCGGTGCTCCTTATCCTTGGACTCAAAAGATTCTTGATAATGCCGTTGAATTGTTGTCATTAGATGATGATTTAGATGTTGCATCTAAAGAACTAATTAAAACTGCAATTCCCGAATTAATTGTCGATACCACAACCACTCCCGTTGCAATTGCAAAATATAGAAAAGGAATATCATCTTCTGGTCAAATTTTAAAAGACTCCTTGCGTCAGCTTCTTGTTGATGTTGTTAGTGAAACCACTAAGAAGGTTTTGTTTCCGTAGCTTTTCCACAATACTGACAGTATTTGTCAGACCTTAATATTAGTCTTTTACACCAAGCACAACGAATAAATCCTTGTTTTAAAAGTTGTTTTTCATTGTGCTTTTTTATTAATGTTTTAATCCATCTTATTTTCATCACTCCCTTTCTCTTCTTGTTCTGTCCGTATTATTGGACATCTAATCCGGTATGCTACTCTAAGAAATACTCAATGCTTACTCCGAAGTAATAAACTGCTTTTCATTCCTCCTTTACGATACTTCCTGCTCAATCACTGGATAAATATCATTTTTCTTAAGTTCCTCATACAAGAAGAGCCGCCCTTTCTGCG